AACTTGTCCCCATTAGACTGTCTCTTTTTCAGATATGCAATCAAATTCTTGTTCGGCTCGCCGATATCAGGATACTTATTCGTACATAAAGTCCCATCAAAGTCTACAGCAATAATATTCTTTTTTGTTTGTTTTATATCTCCGTTGTCTATACGCTCTGTAACATATTTACTCATCTTTTTTCTCCTTTTTTATAATTAATTGGCACGTGAGAATTTAAAACGTACGGTTGCTCTATACATTCATTACACGGTTCCTCACGTTCGTCTTTATTTTTATAAATACACGTTTTACAATAGTCGTTAAAATATACCTCTTGATAGTCTACTTCCATTTAAGATACCTCGATTCATTAAATTTTTTCTTACTTTCCAGAGCCTTACTAATGGCTAAATCAATCCCGCTTCGAGATTTTAAATGATAGTAATATAAATCTGAAAAGGGCGTATTTAATCTATCTATTCGTCCGGCAGCTTGAGCCATAACCTTATAACTATAATTTTGACTATAAAATATAATAGTATCGGTTTTAACACAGTTCCACCCCTCGCAACCTGCATTATACTGTACTAAATATACCCAACGGGTACTCTCTGGAATAGGCTGATGTTTGTGTCCGTTCCATTCTGCGATTTCAACATCGTCGCCATACGAAATTTCCTTTAATATTTCCAACTCGTAATCAAAGTTGTAAAATATAATTAGTTTCGGATGTTTTTCGAATAGTTCACAGACTGCTACTTGACGTGAGTCATCACTATTAACTATTCTCCTTAATAAATAACATAACTCGCTCGCGGTTTCCACCGGTTTATCCTTATATGGGTTCCAACGATTACGCATAGTATCCTTGTATGTCAAAATATCATACTTTGTATATATATCTTCATGATGTGATACTGTTTTCCTACGAAAATCCATAGTTATCAAAATTTTATTTCGTAACCGAATTAAGCGTCCCGTATTAATGTATCTGTCTATTTGAGGGAATTTACTAAATCGTTTATATATGATGTGTTCACGAGTAAATTCAGTTCGATTTTTATAAAAACCATTAGCTATGAATACCGGAATATAATCTTGCCAAGTATCGCCAGGCGTCGCCGACAATAAAATCCATTCATTATCTTTGGTTATCTTTAGGAAAGCCTTTACCCATGTACCACTTCCGACAACTCTTTGCTCATCAAATATAAAGAACGCATTCTTGATATTCTCGTATTTTTTTATGTTGTTCCATGAATCAACTATAACTTTATTGCTGTATAAATTTACATCCTTATTTGTAGAAAGTAAAAACGGTATCATATCAGCTTCCCATTCTTTCGTATCTCTTTTTCGTGCCGTAGTGATAACATATAAGTCTTTTACATCGTTATCATCCATTGGCACATATTCATCACTATCAATATCTCCACCATTTTGGACATAATAATATCCGAGTGCCGTTCGAGATTTACCACTTCCCACGCCACCACACAAGATACATCCATTTTGCATTCTTTCGATTGCACTTTTTTGATAATCCCGTAATCCGATTTTTGACATATTTATCCTCCGTATTTAATACTCATTTGGAAATAGAATCGTTGTTACACTCCTGTCCCACTCTGTTATAATCCAGATTGTAACATCTGTATTTTTTTGTGTATAAACAGCTAAAAGTCTATCACCACATGTATCACCCCAGTCACTACTGGTATATCTAGCCAACGATTCCTCTACAAATTTTTTAAATTCGTTATCTTGCTCTATTTTGTCGTTTATCCTATTGGTACATACAAGTTGTCCTAAAGAAAAATTGGACAACATTGGAATTTTTATAGTTAGCATGATTATAACTCCTTTCGAATAAAACAAAGAGTGCCTATTTTAGCATAGACACCCCTTGCGAATATCTTTTTTATTGTTTAGATGCATACTTTTCCGCAAATTCATCTTCTTGAATAGTTACATACATAGTTTTCAGATAAGCCTTTATGCCGCTTTTACCGTTTGCTTCCCATTCATAAGGATTCAAAATAAGATCCACGTTGATTATATCTGCAAAATCAAGCGTCTCGATACTTTCCTCATCAAGTTGTGTCTGTGCTCTTTTGGTTACCATTATGATTTTGGGCGGAATATTTCGGAAGCTTACCGAAACCTGAATATAATGCTTTGATTCTTCATCTTCGTCTCTAGCCGGAAGAATTTTTACATTCCAACCATCTCTGGCTAATTGTTCAGCCTCATCCGCGTCATCTATTATCACACAAAAATTTCTGTCTCCGGCTCTGTTGTATTTACTCTCGTTTCCTGCGAAATTTCTAAATATAATTCTTGCATTTTCTATAGCTAAATTTTCTACTCTTGACATTTTTGTTACCTCTTTCTTCATTGCTATTAATTTACAAACCATTCAAAATCACCATATTGTGAAATATCACAAATGGCATCGTTGACCATATTTTCATAATAAGAGCGATCGATATCCGCTTCTTTTCCGAGTTCTTTTACCATCTCGGCTTCAAGCCATCTGTATCCCTTACTACCTCCTGCGGCATAATATTTGCCGTCTTTTTCTCTCATTAAAAGTCCGCCATTACATCCCTGTTTTATAGGGCAAAATTGCCCGACTTTTCCGATAAATACATAGTTATGCGATTCTTCCTCTTTTTTACGAAGTTCAGAATATCTTTCGCCGGCATATTCAGCATTATACCTATACGACTTAAGCACTTTTTCCATATTCTCAGAATTTTCAGAATCCCAAGCCTTATGTAATTTTGCTAATTCTTTTTCCTCTTCAATTGTTAATTGAGGCAATTTCTCATTCATATCCAAATATAAACTAGAAGTCACACTATTTGTTACGCACATATCCTCAAAAGCAATGTCTTCTTTACTAAACAGCGTTTTGAATACATATGGTACTTGAAACTGTGTTCCCGTGGCAGTCCATTCTCCGGCATGCTTTCCGTCTTTATACTTTGCGATATAAACAGCATCATTTACAAGACACATTCTGTCGTATGTAGCCTCATGCTCAAATATATAACCATACATTTTACCATAATCCGATACAAACTGAATAATTTCAGACGTTGCATTTGGAATTTTTATTGAATCGGTTTTTATATGAGCAACTGTGAATCCTCTTGCTTGTACTTCATGTTTTAGGTTAACCATGAATAAAGCGCCACGTTTTGCGACAATATTATCGACATTTCGATTATCTTTAAATGGATTATCAAATTTTGCTGCTGTTAAACCGTAAACTGAATTAATAGCGATTTTCAAAGCTTGTGCCAAATCTGCTGCAGCTCCCTCGTCTGTAAGATACTTTGCTAACTTTCCATCCAGCATTGTTTTGGCAGTCTCAAAATCATTGTGCTTAATTGCAACACGAGCATCTCTTATTTCCTGAAACCGTTTTGTATATTCGCAGCCAAATAACTGTTCAGCTATAATGCTACTCGGATGCATAGAAGCAATATCCAATAACGCAATGTTACTATACATACCTGGTTCGGAATACACATATCCTCCCTCACCGATTTCTTCACCTCTATACATGGATTTTCCGAATTTAAATTCATAACCTGGAAATATAGGTCTATTCTGATTATCAAATCTGGTATAATCATCAAAACCGTCCATTAGAATATCATCACTCGATGGGAGTCCCATATCACGATAATTAAATTGATCCTGCGGCTTTCTGTTCTTACCAAATATAATTCTGGTTGTAAGAGAATTTGTTGTATCGTT